CTCTTCCGATCTGGGACAGGCATACGTTGACGATAATTGCGTGCCAAAAGTGAATTACACACTCAAGGCTAATCTTGAAAAGCTGACGGATATAGGCGATACCATCGAAGTCATTGACGAACCGATTGGTGTGGATATTACAACGCATGTTATTTCGTATGATTATGACTGCATTCTGGGCAAGTATACAGAGCTTGAGTTTGGGAACTTTCAACAAAAAGTTTCTGACTTGATGGGAACAGTAAGCTCAACAATTCAGCAGAGCGTAGAGAAGAACAATTCTGCTTTACAGGTTGTGTTTTCAGATGCAATTCAACATGCTCAGGAAACAATTCTAGGCATGCTTGGCAATTCGTATGTTGTGTATGAAGGAGACAAAATTCTTGTTGTTGATGCATTGCCAAAGGAAGAAGCACACCACGTTATTATGATTAACAGCGGAGGTATTGCATTTTCAAGTACTGGAATCAATGGAACATTCGAGAGTGCTTGGACGATTGATAATGTGCTGAATATGCAATATATTAATGTCATAAATTTAGTTGCTGACATGATAAAGGGCGGTACGCTGAAACTTGGCTCTAACCTTAACCAGAATGGACAGATTGAAGTCTATGATGAAGCAAATAATCTGATTGCAAAATTGGACAAAAACGGACTAATCATGTATGGCCTTGATGGTTCATATCTGGTTGTCAATAATTCCGTTGGTTTCGCAGGATATGATCGTACAGGTGCTAAAACGTTCTGGGTTTCAGGTGACGAGTTCCATCAGAAAAAATCCGTCATTGAAGAAGAGATCACGTTGTGCAACAAGGCGAGATTTATTCAGATAACTGTAAAAGATGGCGATACTGTTACAAATGACGGCATCGGTATAGTAGGGGTATGATATGGCGACATCAGGAACATTTAAAACATCAGCTTATGATGGTGCATGCTTACAATTCGACTGGTCATTAAAAAGTCAAAGCACAGTAAACAATCAGTCTGTCATTTCGTGGACGTTGAAGGGTGCAGGCATCAAGTCAGGCTATTGGTACATGGCAGGCCCTTTCAAGTGTATTGTAAACGGCACTGTTGTTTATCAATCAAACACTAGAATTAAGTTATACACTGGAACGGTTGTGGCATCTGGAGAGCTTGCAATCGGTCACGATACCAACGGTTCAAAGTCATTCAGTGCATATGCAGAATGTGCAATTTATGTTACGAGCGTAAACTGTAAAGGTTCTGGAAGTTGGAGTCTTCCGGATATAGGAAGAGCATCACAGCCAAGTTTGAACACATGGCCGAACAATTCTCCTGATTTTAATATCGGAGATACTATTGTTGTGCATATGAACCGCAAGTCAACAGTATTTACGCATACAGTGGTGCTGAAGTTGGGTTCATACAGCTATACAATCGGCACAGGTGTAACAGATAATATTACACTTGATACAGACAGGATTGCATCTAATCTTTATGCACAAATGCCAAACAGCAATTCTATGACCGGAGAAATTGCTGTAACAACGTATAGTGGCAGCACGGTTATAGGAACATCAAGCTGTGCCATTATTGCGCACGTTGTAAATTCTAATCCGACACTTGATGCTTCATATGAGGATTCAAATTCGGCAACTGTTGCAATCACTGGTGATAATCAGTACATTATCAGGAATAACTCGACATTGAAAATCAGCGTAAGCAATGCACAGGCATTAAACAGTGCCACACTGAAAACATTGACAGCGGTTGTAAATGGTAATGCGTATACAGGCACGTTAAAAGGCTCTACAGGCGTTATAAATGTTGGTGTGGTAAATGTATCATACGACACGGAAGTGACCGTCAAAATCGTTGATTCAAGGGGAAATGTGGGCCAGAAAAAGATCACGGTTCTTGTGTATGATTGGAGCTTGCCGAGTGCGATTATCAAACTGAACCGAAAGAGCAACTATTATTCAGAAAGTGTATTAAACGTAAATGCAAACTATGCGTCAATAGGCGGAAAGAATGCAGTCACAATCAGGTATCGAACAAAGAAGGTTTCTGACAGCTCATATGGAAGTTATGCAACAATCCAGAATAACACCGATACGAATTTTACTGCTGATAACGAGTACGAGTGGAACGTACAGGTTGAGGTTTCCGACAGGATAGGAAAGACAACTTACAATCTGATTCTTTCAAAGGGTATCCCGATTACGTACACGGATATTTTGAAAAGCAGCTTCGGCGTGAATTGTTTTCCAAAGCACGATAAAAGCCTTGAAGTCAATGGCATGTGCATTAGTGGTAAGGTGCTTTACAACAACGCAAATGGAACAGCAGGAACTGTCACATTGTCAGACAGTGCGGAAAATTATACTTATCTTGAAATCTTTTACAGATCGTCTGGTGATAATGCTTGTGGAAGTGTCAAAGTGTTCAGCCCGAACGGAAAACTTGTGCATTTAGGAACGATTCATTATATTGCCGATTATGACTATGCAAAGTTTGCTCTTGTGAGCGTGTCGGGTTCAATGATCACATTCAGCCAGAATTACCAGATCACTCTGAAAAACAATGGTTCAGAATATTCGGCAGAAAATGCAATTTTTATAACGAGAGTTGTTGGCTATTAAGCAAAATTATGATATACTGGGAACGTGGTGTTGTTCATGTTCACCACATTCCTTTCTCAGCTTGTCGGAGGTTTTCGGCGGGCTGTTTTTTTATGCATAAAATTCTATACTAACTTGTCATAGCCTACATGTCAGTGCATGTTAGTAAAGAAAAAATCACCGTTTGCATTCGGTGATTGATTGATGTATATTATAAGTGTGGTTTAGTTAACATTTGGGCATGATATTCTCCTAGTAAACGGCAGGCAGAAATGTCTGCTTTTTACTTGAAGAAAACTTCTATCCCATCAGGGGAAACATGGACAGAATCAAGGACATTTCGCCACAGTGTGCGCTTGTTCTCACGTGTAAGGTTGTCATATATTGAGCGCCAACCGCTGTTCAAAAATTGGTTAAGATGATCTGTGCTTTTAGGTTTGAAAGATTCAAGCCTTTTTATTTTGTCTTCAGTTTCAGCGTACAGACGTTCATAGGTACTTACAGGCATACGTTTCTTGATGAAAATATAATTCAGATTATCAAGCTCTTTTCTTAATTCTTTTAATTCCTTTTCGGTTGTGTTCTTTGTTTCAGATGTGACACTTGATATTGTGGCTATATGATCTTTAAGCAGCGTATCAAGATTAGAAAGCAGATATTTTTTCGTTGCAAGTTCCGCATAGTGCTTTTTGTGCGTGCATGTATGCACTGAGTGGGCATTGTTGCAGCGGTAATAATAATATCGCTTGCCACCTTTTGGATGGCTCACTCCAACCAATTTAGAGCGACATTCTGGGCATCTTAAAAGTCCAGTGAATAAATATACATGGCGCTGTATTCCCGTGCGTATATTGGATTGTAATGCGGTCTGAACGGCATTATATGTTTCTCGTGTGATGTATGGCTCGGCATAGTTGGAGTTGCCACGGTATGAGCCGGCATAAAATTCATTCTTCAGAATGTGCATATATGACATGTAAGGCCGAGACAGTCCGTATTTATTATTTACGTATTCAACTGTATGATGAACTGATTGATGCAGGAGAAATGATGCGAAAATGTCTTTCACGATTGGAGCTTTGGATTCATCAATTACAATGCGTTTATTACCGTTTTCCGTGACAATCCTGTAACCAAAAGGAACATTGCCAGTGATAGGTTGTCCTTGTGCAATCTTGTACTCAAATACGGCTTTGATACGTTCAGAGCCTTTTTTTAATTCGTGTTCTGCAAGATTGACTTTCAGGTTGAACATAAACAATCCGTTCGCAGTGGACGTATTGATATCATCCTCACAAATGGAAATCATGGCAACATTGTTCTGTTGAAGAAGTTCAAGCATCTTGTTAGCTTCAAGAACGTTACGTGAAAGACGGTCAAGGCGTGTGAAGGCGATTGCATCAAGATTTTTCAGATTTGACAGCATGGCTTGCAACTGTGGGCGTTTCATGGTGCTTGCTGAGTAGCCTTCGTCTACATAAATGTGTTGCAGGTCATGTTCGTTGTCGTTGCACCATTGCGTTATTTCGTCAATTTGTGCTTGTATTGAATAGCCATATTTCTTTTGTTCATCAGTGGAAACACGGGCGTATCCTGCCACACGCAGATTTTTTCTCATAAAATTACCTCCGATTGATTGAAAATAAAAAAAGCAGTCCATACTAGCCGATGAGGGCGGTGAAAATATGGACGCAGAAAAAATATATTCATTATTGTTTAATTTGTATGCTGAACAGGAAAATCTAAAAATCGAATATGAGTTAGACAACTCTTTTTTTTCGACAGATGGTTTCAATCAGAAACATTTTTACTGTCAAGGTACAACTTCATTATCTTCAGATACAGTTCATCCTTCTCAGGTTCAGGAAGATCGTGAAACAGAGACTCGATGCGCAGTGTGAGGTCTGTCGCTTCATCATAGGTTGACGTATCAATTCCAAAGTAAGATATATCAATGCCGTAAACCTCGCAAAAACGTTTCAGCGTTGAAAGAGTTAAGGAGCGTTTTCCAGATTCAATATTTGATATGGCAGGGCGAGAAAGTCCGACCATTTCAGCAAGCTCAGACTGTTTAAGATCACGGGAGTTGCGTAATTCTTTGAGTTTCCTTCCTATTGCTTTATTGTTAATCATTATTTTTACACCACCTAAAAAAGTTTATATTTCGATGATAACACACCGTAGCTATTTGAAACAATACAAAAATAATCAAAAAAAGATGAAAAGTAGTTGCAATTTGATGACATGGGTTTATAATGTAGGCAAGAAAGGGGGCACGAAATGAAAAGAGCAGAATTGAAAGCATTCAGAATATCAAAGGGATATACTCAGAAAGATGTAGCAGAAATGCTTGGGATATCGACTAGCCATTATGCTTGTATTGAGCAAGGAACGCACAATCCTTCTACAAAGCTTGTCAAAGTGTTCTGCAATGTATTTGGTAAGGAAAATGCGAGTTTAATAATTGGGAGCTGAAAACATGTTTGAAATCGTAGCAGAAATCGTAAAAAGCGGTAACGCAGAAGAACTAATCAAAATTATTAAACAATATGAAATTGATGTTTCAAAAGATGTTTCAAAAAGAAAGGAAAACAAGGAAAATGATAGGTTTTGAAAACATAACAAAAGATGTAGCAGCTGATTTAATTGAGCTGGTAAATCAGTTGAGAGGACTTGAAAAGTCCGCACAGGTCAACTATTCTGTGCAAAATCGAAAAACAGGGGAATGGATGCACAAGGCATTTGATTATGTGCCATTAGACAACATTTTAAACAAAATCAAGGAAAATCAGAACTTTGCATTGTTACAGCCTATTGGAGTTGATGAGAACGGCGTAAACGGTGTTCGCTGTATTCTGGTACACAAGAGCGGGCATGTATTTGAAACAAACACTTATCCGTTTGCAGTAAAGGAAGGCGCAAAATTGCAGGATGAAGGCGCAGAGATCACATACCGCAAGCGTTACTCATTGGGTGCATTCCTTGGCATGGCGACAGAGGAAGATACGGATGGCAACGATGATGAAGCAACGAACAGCACGGAGCGCAAGGCATCGCCGAGACAGATTGAAGTATTGAGCAAGAATTACACTGGCGAGAATCTTGAGAAACTGTTAAAGATGAACAAGATTGAAAAGCTGGAAGATATGCCGATGTCGAAGGCAAGCGAGTTGATTGGTAAAATCATGAAACAAAGAAAGGCGGACAATCATGAATAATTACATTCAGTATGTAGCGTGTAAACTCACTGATGGTGGCAAACCATATTTGTTCTATGCACCGTTTTATGCAAGTATCAAGAGCGGTGACGAAGTGTTAGTTGATACGAATTTAGGAACGAAAATAGCAACCGTGCAGGCGGTTTGCAGTACATCTAGTGAGAACGTTGAAATAATGTTGCGTGTTTTTGCAGGTGCAGAAAAAAAGCCGATCAAACGAGTTATCGGAAAATATGAATTTACAAAATTTGAATATGGAGAGGATGAAAACAATGGCTAATATTATTGAAAAAACAGGCTCAGATGTTACTTTTTCTAAAGAAGTATGCGAGAGAATCATTAGCCTTGAGAAGCAGGCGAAAGAGATAAAAAAGCAGCAGGACAGCATGAAAGCTGAAATTCTTGATGCTATGCAGAAGTACGGCGTATTAAAGTTAGATAACGAGTTTCTGAAAATCGCATTTATTCCAGAACATGACGCAGAAAAGTTTGACTCAAAGGCGTTTAAGAGTGAGAATCCAGACATTTACGATTCTTATGTGAAGCTGTCAAAAGTAAAACCGTCCATCCGCATCACGGTAAAATAATGGAAACATTCAGCATTAAAGGCGGTACGCTTGAATTTTTTCCTGAAACGCATACATATCTGTATGATGGGATTATGTTGCCAAGCGTCTCACAGATTCTTGGTTCAAAGTTTAGAAACGAATATGCAAGCGTGCCTCCTGCCGTGTTGAATAATGCGGCTAAAAGAGGTACGGCAGTACATAAGGCAATCGAAAACTTTAATGTTTCTGGCTATGATGATGGAAGCGAAGCAGTGCGAAACTTTAAGTTTCTGCAGAAACAATATGGGTTCGAGGTTCTGGACAGCGAGTTGCCGATTGTGATTTTCAAGGATGATATGCCGATTGCATGCGGACGGTTAGACATGACAATGCTTATGGATGGTAAAACTGGAATTGCGGATATTAAAACCGTCAGCGCATTAAACAAGGAAAAAATCGCATATCAGCTGAATTTGTACAGAATTGGATTGATGCAAAGCTACGGAGTTGATGCAAAATTTCTGAAGATCATACATCTCAGGGATGGCATCAGGAAAGTTATTGACAGCCCTGTAAATGAGGGCATGGCGTGGGAATTAATTGAAAAATTTTTGAATGAAAAACGATGATGAAATATGAGGAACAAAAAAATATGAATAAAAGGTGTAATGAAAAAGTTGAAAACGTAGATTTTGAAAAGTTAAGAGAATGCTTAAAAAATCATGGAATCAAGCAATCAGAATTATCTATAGTGTGCGGATATAATAGAAGCTATGTCGGCAAACACGTATTACGCGACCATAGCCTGAACAAACACGTTAGTAATGTATTGACTAATGCTTATAAGATTGATCCTAGCGAGTATATGGATATACAGCCAAAAGAAGTAACCAACACAGCGGATATACAGCCAAAAGAAGTAACCAACGCAGAAGACGATGAAATGTATACATTTACTATTTCATGTAATGGGAAATTTTTGAAAAAATTGGCGATAAAATCTATGGAAGAGCATACCACTATTGAGGATTTCATGTTTAAATGCATCCTTAAAGAAATTGGCGACAAAATTTTGGAGGAAAACGAAAAATGAATACAGTTGTATTAATTGGACGTACTACAAGGGACATTGACCTAAGAAGGACAGGCAATGGAACGGCTGTTGCAAGCTTCACTCTTGCCGTCAACAGAGACTTTAAAACACAGGACGGGCAGGAGGCTGATTTTATTCAGTGCGTGGCATGGAAAAAGACGGCTGAACTTTTGGAACAGTACGTACATAAGGGTGATAAGATTGCCTTAAACGGCTCTATCAGAACAAGAAATTACGAAGATAGTCATGAGAGAACAGTGTATGTTACAGAAGTATTAGTTAATCATGTTGAATTCTTAGAAACTAAGCGTGAAATGCCATCTGATAGCCATAGTAATCAAAATAAGAGTGATCCTTATAATGGCTTGGGGAATCCAGGATACGGATACGACATAGATAACAGTGAACTTCCGTTCTAGATGGTAATAACTGTATGATAGGAAATGCGAAAGCTATCATCCAGTGGTTGTTCGACCAGCAGGATGCAGAAAAGCTGTACGAGATCAAAGAGAAGAAATCGAAAAGATCACTCACAGCAAATGCTTACTACTGGTCTTTACTCAACCAGTTGGCGAGCGTGATGAGGTTTAGCAGTGAAGAAGTACATTTCATGATGCTCAAGCGATACAGCGTGTGTGAGGTTGTGTCGGTCAGGTCAGACATAAAAGTTGATGGCTATTTTCGGTATTATGAAGCAATCGGGCAAAGTGATCTTGACGGAAAAGAGTTTACACATTACAAGATTTACAAAGGCAGTTCGGATATGGATTCAAAAGAGTTCTCCATCCTTCTGGACGGATTGATTAGAGATTGCGAAGAGCAGGGCATACCTGTACTTACACCGGATGAGGTTGCAAAACTGAAATATATAGAAATGAGGAAAAAATAAATGAATATTTACGTTGAAAAAGGCGCGTATGCGCCGAATAGAGCGCACAAAACTGATGCAGGATTAGATATAAGATCACGTGAGACAAGGCTTGTAAAGGCACACAGTAGTGCTTTATTTCATACTGGATTGCATGTTCAGTTGCTGCAAGGAACGGCAGGGCTGTTGGTTTCTAAAAGTGGTTTGAACGTCAATCACGGCATTACATCAACAGGATTGATTGATGAAGGATATACAGGCGAAATTCTGGTGAAACTGTATAACAATTCGAATGAAAACTATCTGGTGCATGCAGGAGATAAAATATCACAGTTGGTTGTTATTCCAGTGTTTTATGGTGGTATTCACATCGTGGATTCATTGGATGAAAATACCGAGCGTGGTGATAAAGGTTTCGGAAGCAGCGGAAAATGATTCAGAAAGAGTTCTGCATCATGCATGACGGCATGTTCTTCACGAATGAACACTGCTACAGATATTATTCAGAACGGGTATACGAAACTGTTAGGCATGAAATTTTTTTCGGCACTGCCAACAGAAAAAAGTCAATCAAGTACGGTCTTGTCGTATTCATAAAACCAGAAGATCACAACATGAGTGCATACGGCGTGCATAACATAAAGGGGCATGAATTTAATATGCATCTGAAAAAACTGGGGCAGAAAAGAGCGATGGACGAGTATGGATGGACTACAAGTGAGTTCATCGACATCTTTGGCAAGTCGTATATCTGAGGTGGAATAATGTACAGAAAGTATCACAATACAAAGACGGTTCTTGATGGCTTCAAGTTTGACTCAAAGCTTGAAGCTGAACGGTATGTACAGCTGAAGATTCTGGAACGTGCAGGAGTTATAAGGGCGTTGGAATTACAGCCTTCTTTTGAACTTTTGCCGTCATTCAGGAAGAATGGCAAGACGTGGCGTAAAACCGTGTATAAAGCCGATTTCAGGTACATCTTGTGTGAGGATGATAGTTATATTATCGAGGACGTAAAAGGCTCTACAGCGGTAATTACGGACGTATTTCGGTTAAAGCAAAAATTGTTTGAATATAAATATCCAGAGCACACAATCAGCATCGTTACGAGTAAAGACATCAAGAAGTTTCAAATAGAAACAAAAGTCGCCAAAATGTGTTGACATAATCACATTATGATGATAAAATTAAAGAGTAGTAATAAACTATATTGTCTGTTTAGTGGCCGTCCCCGCTGAGCAGTGGAACAACTGAATAGACACGAGAACTGTATGGCTTTATAGTGGGCGGACTATTAAAGCTGTGCAGTTTTTTCGTTAGAAAGGCAATCACATGACAAATTGTGAAGAAGAAAAGGAAGGAAACAAAAACATGAATATTTTATCATTACTTGCCAGTGACAATTACATAGTCATAAACAGAGACTTGCTCAAAAAATATGGCATCAACGTAACATTGATGCTGTGTGAACTTGCAAGCGAGTACAATTATTTCGATAAAAGCGGAATGCTTGATGATGGAATGTTTTTCTCTACAATCGACAACATTTATGAAAAAACTGGACTTAGTAAGTATCAGCAGACAGAAGCATTAAAAGTGCTCGATAATATTGGAATTGTGAAATCTGTGGTAAAAGGAATACCTGCGAAAAGATATTTCAAAATTGATGTTGAGGAATTGGCAAAGCAGATTGTAAATATTTCGACTTCTAGTTGTAAAGAAATTGGAAAACTGGATGGTGAGAAATTAGAAACAAAAAATAATAATAGAAAATTAATAAATAACATTAATAATAAAATTAATAAAAATAATATAGGGGACAACAACGCACCACAATCTGAAAACAGTGTAAAATCAGATAAACCAAAGAGAAAAAAAATCGTTATTCCTACCGTTGAGGATGTGCAGGCATATTGTGATGAACGAGGGAATAACATTGATGCACAACATTTTATTGATTATTACAGTGCTAGAGGTTGGATGCTAGGCAAGAGTCACATCAAGGATTGGAAAGCATGTGTGCGTACATGGGAAAGAAACGACAGTTTCAAGCCAAAGCAGGAGAAACAGCCAGAAAAGAAATACGATCAAAATGGTTATGGGTCTGAAGAAGAACTCATGGCTATGTTTTATGGCAAATAATGTTTCAAATAGAAGCAAATTTCGTCAAAAAGTGTTGACTTATTATATTATAGTGTTATAATATAAGTGTAAAGAGAAAAGGAATTATATAAATATGAACTTAGAAAAAATCGTAAAAAAAGCACAAGAAAATATGAATATCAAGGAAAAAATGCAATGGAACAGTCTTGATCATTTAAAAAGAAGCGCATATTTTGTTGATTGCGTAGAATATGAATTAAATAATGTAACTTTTGAATTAGAAATCGAAATGACTTATACATTGTTAGATAAGTTAGTAGAAATGTTCTTTAAAAAAGTATATTAAAATTATGAGGTAATATTTATGAATGAAGAGAACCCAACAGAAGAAGCAATCAAGAGGATGCTAGGAAATTGCGATGAGGAAACTGAATATATCAAAGACAATATGATATACTGCCGAAAATGTAACGAGCCACGAAGAAAATGGTTGTCGGCGGTCGGGGTATATGTTCCTGTTATGTGTTCATGCTTAATTGCTGAAAATGACAGGAAGGAAGAAGAAAAAAAGAAGCAGGACAGACTGGCACAAATTGAAGGATATAGGAACACAGGCTTTCCAGACAGAGAGCTTCAGAAATGCCGATTTGATCACGACGATAAGAAATCAAAGAAGGCTAGCGACATGTGCAGGAATTATGCTAGAAGATTTGACGAGTTCAAGGGAGCAGGGAAAGGACTTATTCTTTTTGGCGGTGTTGGAACAGGCAAGACGTTTCTTGCATCATGCATTGCAAATGAATTAATCGACAATGGTGTGCCGTGCCTTGTCACGAATTTTGCACGAATCATCAATATACTTCAGGGAATGTACGAAGGCAAGCAGAAGTATCTTGACAGCCTGAACGAGTTTGACCTTTTGGTTATTGATGATTTGGGGATTGAGAGAAACAATGAATATGTTAACGAACTGGTTTATAATATCATTGATGCGAGATACAGAAGCGGAAAGCCGATGATCATTACAACGAATCTGAAGTATTCAGACTTGTACCATACAGAAGATACAAGCAAAGCCAGAATCTACAGCCGTATTATTGAGATGTGCCTTCCTGTATTGGTAAGTGGCGAAGATAGAAGAAAGAACAAAGCGCAGGATTTAAGACTCATGGATATTTTGAACGGTTAAATGTTTCAAAAAGAAACAAAATACGTTAAAAAGTATTGACTTATTATTATTATAATGTTATAATAATAATGTAAAAAGAAAAGGAATTATAAAGGGTTTAAATATGAACTTAGAAAAAATCGTAAAAAAAGCACAAGAAAATATGAATATCAAGGAAAAAATGCAATGGAACAGTCTTGATCATTTAAAAAGAAGCGCATATTTTGTTGATTGCGTAGAATATGAATTAAATAATGTAACTTTTGAATTAGAAATCGAAATGACTTATACATTGTTAGATAAGTTAGTAGAAATGTTCTTTCAAAAAGTATATTAAAACAGGTTAGCGGTTCACCTCAAAGCAACCGCACCACAGAAAGGAAGATACAAAAACATGACAAACGCACAGATTATATTCAATGAAGCAGTTGAACTTATGAAAAATGGAAAGATTGGAACAACAGGCAGACAGTTTGAAGTCGAGGATGAAAACGGCAACAAAATGATGCTCGATGAACCGGAAGACATTCACACATTCCAAGCATGGAAAAGCTCAGCTATTGTGTGAAGAAAGGTGAGAAAGCTGTTGCACAGTTCCACATCTGGAAATGCGTATCAAAGGAAACTGAAAATAGAGAAGGGATGACCGAAGAACAAAAAAGAATGTTCATGAAAAAAGCAAGTTTCTTCAGTGCAAGCCAAGTGCAGGCAATGAATTAATGATATAAAGGCAAGCCCACCGCCTAAAGTGTGGGCACACAAAGAAGAATTTAAAGATTGTGAAATCAAGTAGAGATTGAAAGAGAGGAAAAATAAAATGAGTGCTTATGTATGCAAGGATGAAACAATTAGCCTATTAGTTGATGGATTTATGAATTATGGAACAGCTTTAAAGTCAGAAGGTTATGAACCAAAAATTCAAATTATTTACAACGCAGAAACAATGAAAAGAGAAATAGGACAAGAACTCATAAACAAGAATTATGATTCTGTAAATTTTAGATATGGAGAAAATCGTGCACCACACGAGTTCAGATACATAGAAAATAATCAACGTAATGAAGAATATAAGTATTCTACAGAAAACCTATACAATGCTAAGACTAAAAGATGATATGCTAAAAAGATACATTGAAAGAGAGAAAGTTAAAGATTGAATTTTAATTTATAAAATACAGCAAATATGGAAAAAGGAAAACAAAAAAGCATGAAAGGAGACAACATGAAAACATTTTTCGAAGTGGCGTTTGAAGTTTTGGGATGCGCAGTATTGGTAATTGGAATGATCACAATATTTGTGGGTGCTGTATTACAGAAAAGAACTATTATCGAAAACAGATAAGGAAGGGCATAAAAGCCCTTTTTTAATTTGTCAAAAAATGTCATGAAAACGTTTGACTTTCTATATTATAGTGTTATAATAATAGTGTAAAAGAAAGAGAGATAAAAAACATGACAACAAAAGAAATCAAAGAATTAGCATTACAGATTCTAAACAGAAATGGTGAAACTGGAATTAAAAAGTCTGACTTTACAGTTAGACAGGCAAAGCAGTTGATCAAGGAATATAACTTAGGTTGGATGAAATAGAAAGGAAAAAAGAACATGACTGAAATTGTATGGCAAGAGATTAAGAAGAACGGAGAAATTGTTACAAAACAGAGAACATTCAAGACAGAGAAAGCCGCAGAAAAGTTCATTGAAAAATTGTATGATAAGGATAACTTCTACAATATTTTAGCTACAAGATAATAGGGAGGACAAGAAAATGACAAACATGAACAACAGAGAATATTCAGCACTTATGAGTGCAGTAAATGAAATTATGGAAGGCAGAACAGTTAATATTTATGAAAATTCAAGCTTTGGTGCAGAAGTAATAACATTCGGTGTGAACTGGTCAGCTTGTGGGACGCAGAACATCGAAGAAACAAAGAAATTTGCTGAGAAAATCAACAAGGCTTGTAAGATCGTGGAAAAGCTGAATGCGATGCAAATCACTGTAAACTATGGACATGAAGAAAATCCAGACAGTGAATCATACATGGAATTGATCACAAAGCATATGGAAGAATTGCAGTCGATATTATAATGCTTAAAGGTTTCAAATAGAAACAAAAACTTACAAAAAGTATTGACATATTATTATAATATGGTAATATATGGGTGTAAAGAAAAGGAGATAAAAAAACATGAAACAAGTACATATTGGTTATCACAGTTTTACAAATTCAGGAATCGTGGAAGAAGTTGCGAACGTGTTATTTAAGAATGATTTTAACGTTGAATTATTTGGTGTTGACTTATGGGCAGATGAATTGCCTAACAATTATCAGATTGTTGATTATGGTTCACGTGAAACATTGCTAGTATGCGAAGATGGCGAAATCATTGATGATGCAGATGAAATTGCAGAATGGGAAGAAAAACACTGCTGTTAGTTTAGAATAAAAGGAGAAAGAAAAGAAATGAAAGACTTATTACCAATTGGAAGTGTTGTAGTTCTTAAAAAAGGAACTAAGAAGTTGATGATTATCGGAAGACTTCAACAAAATGTGAAGACAAAAAAACTCTATGATTATGCAGGATGTTTGTGGCCAGAAGGTTATATGGATAAGGAGCATAGCTACGTATTCAATAACGATGATATTGATCGTCTGTATTATTTGGGAATGCAAGACATTGAAGAATTAAACTTCAGAAGTAAATTGGATGAAATGATAAAAAAATTTAGAAAGTGAAGGATTTAAACATTATGGAATTAAAAGAAATAATCACATATTTTATTTGTGGAATGATTGCAGGCGGTGGGATCACATTAATTGTATACAGTATTCTAGTTGCTAAAAGAGTACAGGAAGAACAGGACAAAGCTACAAAATGTATCTTCAAATATGAAGAATACAGAAGAAGAATCAGAACGCTTAAATATCAAAAAAAAGAACTAGAGCAACGAATTATAGAATTACAAACAAAATATGGTGATGTTGTAACAAGTGTGGACTTTTGGAATGATGATGAGGAGAAAAAAAATGGCTAAATTAACACAAGCGCAGAAAGATGCGTACATTAAGGAATTAGAAGCAAAGCTTGAAGAAGCAGACAACATTCAGAATGATCAGTTGAACATTTTGAATATCAATCAGAATAAAAAAAAGAAGCATAAGAAAATCACGCAGCGAACAGCCCAAGCATGGTTGCTAGTTGCGTTGGTGATCACACTTCTATTGTCAATGATGAATGTCTGCATGTTAAGTATGTACATGGATATGTTTGGACAATTCTTGATGAAGTAGGCGAATTAACTCACGAATTAAAAGCTAATTGGTGTTGGTGGAAGAAAACTCAACCACCTGTTGATGAAAAAAAAGTTCTAGGAGAATTAGTTGATATTTGGCATTTTGTATTAAGTTGGCAAAACAACTTTAATGGTGGTGAAGAAGGATTGTTAACAGATTAGGAATTAATGGAAAAGGTTGACGATAATCGGTGGTCAATCGAAGAATACGGAAAAGGTATTGTTATAAAATTAGCGGATTTATCATATTCTCCGTTGTGGAAAGTAGAACCATTAATCGCAATCACAGAACACTTAGGATTTACAGTTGAGCAAGTATACAAAGCTTATTGCGACAAGAACAAAATCAACTATCAAAGATTGAAAGAAGGTTATTAAGATGACATTAAGAGATATATTAATTTTAATAGGCGAAAATAATTTAGTTGATGTAACAATTAATTATAATAATGAATTATTGAGTACAGTTAGTGGAAACCCTTGCGAACTTTTAAAAGATTTAGAAAATGATGAATTAAAAAAAGAAATACATGGAATTAACGCATTGGATGAAGATTATTTAGAAATTTATTTATTAGTGTGACAAAAGATAAGGAGAAAGAAAATGATTAGATTACAAAATAATTATGCAATCACTTCTAACGGTGGTTCATTCGCCCTTGTAACGTTCGTAAAAGGTAAGGATAAAGAAGGAAATGAGATAGACGTACAAAAGCCTATCTCATACCATACAACGCTAGAATCGGCTTTACAGAGCTATTCTAACAATCGTATGGCAGATTTAGTTTCTAATGTAGATTTAGATTTAAAACAAGTTAAACAGGCTATTAACGATTTAAAAATGGAGATAAAGGCATATGAATAAATATCAAGAAGTGTTGCAAGTTCTTGAAAAGGAATATCAAGTTACGTGTGATGTAGCAGGGATAGAAGAGACTGACCGTGCCAAGTTATATTTTCGATTGTTGGGGAATCTTGCGGATAAAGAAACACCAAAGAAACCTATAGATATTGAGTTTGGTCCATGCGGAGATTTGATGCTATGTTGTCCAAATTGCAAGCATGGAGTTGTGCCTATCCCAACGTATCGCGGAAATAGGTATTATCCTCGTTGTCCTTTTTGTGGGCAGAAGTTGAAAGGAGACGATGAAGATGAATGCTAGAGAAATGTTCAAAGAGTGGAAGTTGTAATTGAGGAGGATTTATTACTAGCAATTAACAAGCAATGTGAGGAATTGGGGTAGATTTAATGACAACAAAAGAAGAATACGAAAAAGCTATAGAAAATATCAGAGAAGCGTTTTATGCTACAACTTGTCCTGAATGGGCGTTGGAAAAATTTGCGACTAATTTGGATTTTATATCAATATCAATAAAAGAGCATTTTGAAGAAAAAGATGAGCAATTTGAAGAAAAAACAGAAACTAATTACGAACATTACAAAGATGAAATTAAGCTATTGAAATTTGTGAAAGGTACACCAATGCTTTTAAGCGAGACGGCAGAACAGCTGTTTAAAGAGCGTGGCTTCACAAAAAGTAATGAATGCACAAATCCTTCGTACTTCAAGAAGGATGACCCATATGCGTGGATAAACTTTTCTGACACAGGAGTTGCAATTTCAAGTCAACATGAGTTGGGATACGAACATTTAGATTATGAATTAATAAAAGCGATTTATACACAAATGAAGGAATTGGAGGTAATTGAATAATGCGTAAAGCTAGATTGCTGTGTCTTACTGATAAGTACGAAAAAGAATTGATTAGTAGTACAGGAAAGCTTAAAAAAGAATATATCGGTCAGATTGGCAAAGTGATTCATACGTGCGTTATTAGCAAAGATCATTATGTAAAGCCTATACTTTACGATGTCCAGTTTGGCGATGGGGCTAGATTTTGCGTTGAAAGCGAACAAATTGAATTTGTGGAGGATTGAGAATGAGCGGTGGGTATTATAATTATATGTATTCTAGAATCGAGGATACATATGTAGGTGAAATGTATGATTCACAATTAAATGAAATGATGAAAGATCTAGTTGATTTGCTACATGACTTAGAATGGTGGCAATCATGTGATTATAGCGAAGATACTTACAGAGAATCAGTAAATAAATTCAAAAAGAAGTGGTTTAAACAAACTAAGATTGATGTACAAAAGCAAATTGAATCAGAATTCGAGAAAACAAAGAATGAACTATTAAAAGAGTTCGAGTATTTGAAGGATGAAAGAGAGGTAAACAATGGCTAAACTTGCAAAAATGAAATACAGAACTGTCGGTGGTGACTTAAAGGTTAACACGTATACTACGACAATATCAAAAAAGATTGTGGCGGAATCTGGGATTGATCCTGAAAAAGAAATCACGGTGAAGGCAGAAAAAGGAAAAATCATTATAGAACAGAAATAAATAAAGGCAAAGAAAAAAGGGGATAAAAGCCCTTTTTTTTGGCAATAATTATAGTATAATTTAGTTATGAAAGAAGGTAAAAAATGGTATTTTCTAATAAAACATATGACAATTTAAAATGGGTTGCACTTGTTGGAACGAACGCATTTTCAGCTTTAATTATCACGCTCGGCAAAATCTGGGGATGGGATTATGCAGAAGCAATTGCAGGAACTATTTCGGCAATTGGAACGTGCATTGGAGCATGTTTACAGATTAGTTCGGCGAATTATAAAAAGGTGGAATAAATGACTCCTGAGGCAAGTGTAAGCATCGCATTACTTATTTCCTTGACATCACTGGCATGTACGTTAATTAACACCTTTGCAGGTGGCAAAAAGCGTCAGGAAGAACAGGCAGAGCGAGAAAAAAATCGGCAGTTGGATGTCGAAAAAAATTTTGTAAAAATCAATGTGAAACTGGACGATTTTTGTGACACAACAAAAAAGATGATGGCAGAAAATGGTGAAAAGACTGAACAACTAAAAAAAGTATCAGAACAGCTCGTTCTTGTTTCGGAGCGTGTAAAAACGCTGTTTAAGTACAAGGATGATCACGAAGCAAGAATCAAGGAGCTGGAAAATGAACGGGCACAGAATCATTAGAGAGGACAGAAAAAATGACATTAAACGGAATTGACATTTCAAATTGGCAAAGAGGAATTGATCTATCAAAAGTGCCATGTGACTTTGTAATTTGCAAAGCTACAGAAGGTACAGACTATGTAAATCCAGACTGCGACAGAGCTTATCAGCAGGCAAAAGCAAATGGGAAGCTATTAGGTGTATACCACTACGCAAATGGAGGGAATGCAGTAGCAGAAGCAGATTATTTCTTGAGTAACATTCAAGGATATATTGGAGAAGCTATTCTTTGTTTAGACTGGGAACATCAGGACAACGCGCTGTGTGGAACAGGTGGTCCAGCTAGAACGTGGATTAGTAACTGGTGCAATCGAATTGTAGAAAAAACTGGGGTTAAACCTTTAATCTATGCATCAGCAAGTTTGTATAAAGAAGTCTCTGGCATTGGAGACTATGGACTATGGATTGCACAGTATGCAAATAACAATCCAACAGGATATCAGGAACATCCATGGAATGATGGTTATTATACATGTGCTATCAGGCAGTATACAAGCTGTGGAAGACTGGCAGGATATGATGGCAACCTTGACTTAGACATTGCCTATATGGATGCTGAAGCATGGCGCAAGTACGCAAATCCAAGCGGTGAAACAAAACCAGTTACGCCAAAACCTGTGAGAAAGAGTAACGAGCAGATTGCAAAAGAAGTGATTGCAGGAGCTTGGGGCAACGGTGAAGATCGCAAGAACAGACTTACACAAGCAGGATATGACTACAATGTGATTCAGGACATTGTAAACAAGAAGGTTGCACCTGTCAGAAAGTCAAATGAACAGATTGCAAGCGAGGTTATTGCTGGACAGTGGGGAGACGGTAACAACCGTAAGAACAGACTGGAACAAGCAGGATATGACTATAATACCATTCAGAATATCGTCAACCAGAAGCTAGGTGCATCTCAGGCAGTATATTACACTGTACGTAGTGGAGATACATTGTCAGGTATTGCAGCCAGATATGGCACAACATGGCAGAAGCTACAGGCTATGAATGGCATCAGCAATCCGAACATCATTTACGCAGGACAAAGGCTGAGAGTTAAGTAATGGCACAAGGCTATTATTCATGTAGTAGATGTGGGAAGATACATCCGAAAGGGTATGTGTGCAAGGTAGAAAAGAAGCGATACAAGTACAGTTACAAAGAGTCAAGGCTGAGAAGCAAGAGTGCATGGACAGAGAAGAGCAGACAGATAAGAGAAGATGCAAACTATCTATGTGAAGTGTGCAAGGACAAAGGTATTTACAACTACAGAAATGTAGAAGTACATCACATAGAGAAGCTGAAAGACAATCCAGACCTATGGTTGGATGATGATAACCTTATCTGTTTATGCAAAGACTGTCACAGGTTAGCTGATGCAGGAATGATTGACAAAGAGTATTTAAAGAAGTTAGCTAGGCAGAGAATAGACAGGATTAAATAATCCCCCCCATGGCAATGGGAATTGTCTGGTGTGTCTTCAAGATGAAACGCCCAAAGGAAAGAATACAAAATTAAAAAAATATCATGGTTTTTTGGAAAAACGGCAAACTTCACGCTATAATGTGGATATAGCCGTTTTTCTGTTTCAAAAAGAAACAAAAAAGCAAAAAAATGTTCCACGTGGAACATGAGCGGGCTATATGAATGAAAGGAAGAAAACAAAAATGGAAAACAAAAAAATGAACATTGTTTACAAGAAGGTAAAGGACTTAATTCCGTATGAGAACAATCCGAGACATAATGATGAAGCTGTTGACTATGTAGCAAAGAGTATTGAGGAATTCGGCTTCAAAGTTCCGTGTGTTGTGAGTGGTGACGGTATATTGATCACAGGTCATACAAGACTTAAAGCATGCAAGAAGCTAGGCATTGATGAGGTCCCTTGCATTGTGGCTGATGATCTTACTGAAGATCAGATCAAGGCATTCAGAATCGCAGATAACAAGGTATCCGAATACAGTACATGGGACAATACTAAACTTGCTGAAGAACTGAGCGACATCATGATGGATATGACTCAGTTCGGTGATGATCTTTTCAAGGATGATGATACTATGGATGTTGAGCTTCCAGACGAAGAAAATCCTTACAGTCAGAAGAAGCACATCCCACAGTATGAACCGACAGGCGACTTTGTCGATATTATGGATTTGATTGATGATGAAAAGACAAACGAGCTGATTAAGGAAATCAAAGCATCTAATGTTTCTGAAGATCAGAAGAATTTTCTTATCAAAGGGGCATACAGGCATCTTAAATTCAATTATTCAAAGATTGCTGACTATTATTCCAATGCATCTGAAGAAATGCAGATTCTAATGGAAAAGTCAGCACTTGTCATTATTGATATTGATGATGCAATTGCAAACGGATATGTGAAGCTCACAAAGGTTGTACAGGACTTAATCACTGAAGGTGGGGGCGGTGAAGACGATGCAGAATAAAAACTTTGCTGTATTTATTCTTTCTCATGGACGTGCAAACAACATCAAGACAGTTGATATGTTGAAACGTTTTCATTATACAGGCGATTGGTACGTTGTTATAGACAATGAGGATGAACAAGAAGAACTGTACAGAAATGAGTTTGGAAATCACATCATTCAATTTGATAAGCGAGACTATGTAAGCAAAATCGACCTTGGCGATATAGACACAGACAGAAGGGTTGGCGTGTTTGCAAGAAACTTTATTCAAGATGAAGCAGAACGTCTTGGTTATGAATGCCACCTACAGCTTGATGATGATTTTTCTGAAATTGCAATAAGATATGCAGATGATGAAAAATTGCAAAGCATGATGGTCACTGACCTTGATGCTGTATTCGATGCGTGCCTTGATTTATTTTTATCAACTCCGTTAACTGCTTTATCGTTCGCATTATCAAGTGACTACATAGGCGGTGTTGCCAGTGATAGGTTCCAAGCAGGAATGTTCAGAAAAACAATGGGATCGTTTTTCTTGAAATCAAAAGACAAATTTCAATTTGTTATGCGTATGAACGATGATATTACATCATGCATCTTGCATGGATCACGAGGGAAGCTGTTCTATACCATTTCGAGCTTGCAGGTGATTACTCCTTCAACTCAGCATAATACTGGTGGAATGACTGACATTTACAAGAAGAACGGAACATACAGGAAATCATTCTATAGTGTCATGTGTTGCCCTTCATTTGTGAAGGTTTCAGCTATGGGAATTACGGACTTCAGGATTCATCACACTATCAGTTGGAATAATGCCGTGCCAAAGCTTCTGTCTGAAAGGTGGTGTAAGTATGAAAGACATTGACTATCTGATTATTGGCGCAGGGCTGAGTGGTTCAGTGATTGCAAGGGAAATGACGGACAAGGGCTATAAATGCGTTATTCTTGAAAAACGCGATGCTGTAGGTGGAAACATTAGGGACAGAGAAATCAGCGGAATAAATGTGCATCTATACGGCCCTCATATATTTAGAACTAATGACATTGCCATATGGGATTATGTAAACAGCTTCACTAGTTTTAACAATTTCATCAATGAACCTATTGCAAATTACAAAGGTGAAATATATAACCTTCCGTTTAACATGAACACATTTTCTAAACTGTGGAAAGTTGCAACACCAGAAGAAGCAAAAAGAAAGATTGAGGAACAGAGAATACCGTGCGAACATCCTAGAAATCTTGAGGAATATGTGCTTAACCTTGTCGGCACTGATATTTATGATAAATTGATAAAAGAATACACCGAAAAGCAGTGGGGCAAGCCATGCAAGGAACTTGACAAAAGTATTATCAGGCGTATTCCGTTGCGTTTCACATACAACAATAATTATTTCAATGCAAAGTACCAAGGCATTCCAGTTGATGGTTATTCTAAGGCAGTAGAAAGGCTACTAGAAGGCGTTGAAGTAGTGACAGGGTATAAATGTTCATGCTCAAGCACAAAGTGGCTAGAAAGGGCTAAAAATGTGGTTCTGACAGGTGCCATTGACGAATGGTACGGTTATTGCTTTGGAACATTGGAATATCGTAGCCTGAGATTTGAAACTGAGGAATTGAAAGAAGAAAATTATCAAGGCAATGCTGTCGTGAATTATACAGATGCTAGAGTGCCGTATACCAGAGTTATTGAGCACAAGCATTTTACAGGAGTGAAAACACCAACAACCATTATCACGAGGGAATACCCGCAGAAATGGGATATCGGGAAAGAGCGATACTATCCGATTGAGGATAAAAAGAACAAAGCACTGTATCAGAAATACAAAGAGCTTGCAAATCGTGATGGATTGATCACAGTTGGAAGGCTTGCAGAATATAAATACTACGATATGGAAGATACAATCAAAAGTGCATTAAAGGCGGTGAGAGAATTATGCGAAAAACAGTAAATGAACAGGCTGAAGAAATATTACAGAAAGCAGAAGCATTTGGAGTTGATAAAAACTTCTTCTTCATTACAACATTCGGGCGCTACATGGTGCAATTAAAAATCTTAAATGAGCTTGAATCGTCAATCAAAAATGACGGCGTACTTGTCACAAAAGAATATGTGAAGGGCAGAAAAAACGTATATTCGCATCCAGCCATTCAGGATTATAACCGAACAACTGACAGTGCAAATAAGACAGTCAGCACGTTAATGAAGATCATTTCGAGATTTTCCAGTGATGATAATTCTGAGGGTGATACTGACCCGTTGCTTCAGCTTATAAATGGCGGTGACGATGATGGCAGTGACGAGCAGTAAGGCTTATGAATATTGCAAAAACTCTGTCAGAAAGAAAACCACACCGAGATACGTCCGAAAACAGATGCGAGACTGGATGAAGATTGCAGAAGGAAAAAACGCAAAGTACTTTGTATCTGAAAAGAAGGTTCAGCAGATTGAAAATATTCTGAAACTGCTTATCATGCCGAAGGGATTGAAAGCAGGGCAGTCGATGTATAAGTGCGCTACGGGGTATCAATGGCTAATTTATACAGCCATGCTATGCACTGTATATCGTGACAAACCGAAAAAGCGCAGATACGAGACGGGACTGTTGGAAATTTGCAGAAAGAATTTCAAGGCTTTAAGTCTTGACACTCCAATTCCTACACCAAATGGTTGGAAGGAAATGCGGGACATTTCTGTCGGTGACTTTGTGTTTGGAAAAAATGGCAATCCAACTATGGTCATTGGAGAATCTGAGATATTTAACAAGCCGATGTATTTAGTGACGTTTGAAGATGGCGAACAGATCAAGGCAAGTTGTGATCACATCTGGACTGTACAGACAAGGACAAGTAGAAACACAGCAAAGAGAAAATCGCATCATATTGGCAGTGGGAAGATTTACAGAACTTATGGATGGTATGACACGACAACAGAAGAAATGGCAGAAGATTTTGCAAGAGTCCGCAAAGATGGAAAAGGTACAGAATACAAATATCGTGTTCCGATGAATGGGGCGGTGCAGTATCCAGAAAAGGATTTGCCTATTGACCCTTATCTTTTAGGCGTGTGGCTTGGAGATGGCACAAGCGTTTCAACGAATATAACTGTTTCTGATTCTGATGCAGAAGAAATGATGCAAAACGTAAGATGTTCAAGTGGTTATACAGTAGAATTGCATCATTGCAAAGACAGGGCATCTTATTTCAAAGTAGACAAGCAGAGAAGCAACCAGATAGGCAAAGACAGTCTTATTTACAATTTGAGGAAGCTCAATCTAATTGGAAACAAACATATTCCAACTGAATATCTTTGTGCGTCAGTTGAACAGAGACTTGCATTGTTACAAGGTCTAATGGATACAGACGGAATGTGTTCAAAGGCGGGACAATGTTCGTTCATTCAGAAGTCAAAAGAATTATCTGAACAGGTTCTTGAACTTATAAACAGTTTAGGAATTAAGGCAAAGATTATAAAAAGAAAATCAATGCTTGATGGTAGAGAAATAAGTGATATTTATAACATTACGTTCTTTGCTGATAAAGGTACAAGGGTATTTCGTCTTAGCAGAAAGTATGAAAGGCAAAAAGACCATTTGTGCGACAGAATGAAAGCAAAGAGCATTGTCAATATTGAAAAAATCGGCGCAGTTCCTTCTAAGTGTATTATGGTTGCAGATAAAGAGCATTTATATCTTGCGGGGAAGCACTTCACGCCAACACATAACACATATACAGTTGGAACAATCTTTATTATTCTGTTTCTTACTGAGCCTAGGTTCTCAAAGTTCTTTTCAGTTGCTCCAGATGGTGCATTGTCGAGAGAGATAAAAGAAGCAATCTCAGATACAATCAAAAGCAGTCCGCTGTTATATGAGTACAAAGGAACGAAGCGTTTCAAGCTGTTAAGGGATTACATCAAGTTCAAGCCGAATGAAAACACATTGATTCCGTTAGCATACAGTAACAACCGTATGGATGGACGTATGCCGAATGCATTCATTGCAGATGAGGTTGGAGCATTGCCAAACGGTTATCCTGTCGAAGCGATGAGATCAGGACAGTTGAACGTTGTAAACAAATTAGGTTTTATCATCAGCACAAAATATCCGACAATCGACAATCCTTTCGAGGACGAGGTTGCGTATGCCAAGAAGGTTCTGGACGGTATCGAGAAAGACGATACTGTTTTTGCGCTTTTATATGAACCTGACAAAACTTCCGATTGGGAAACAGACGATCTTATTTTGAAGCAGGCTAATCCGGCGGCGCTTGAAATCCCTGAAATTTGGGATGATCTTGTAAAGAAAAGAGCAAGAGCCATTGCCATTGAGAACGAGCGCGAAAACTTTGTTACAAAGCACTGCAATATCATTTATCAAGGGCAAGGAACTGAAACATTTATTGACGTTAAGGATGTTCAAGCATGCAAGGTTGCGAATATTGATTGGAACGGCAGAGTTGTATATTTAGGTGTTGACCTTTCAGAATCGAACGATAATACATCTGTTGCTATGGTTTCTGTAGATGATGATGATAACATTCTTGCAGAAAGTTTTGCGTTCATTCCGGCAGACAGAATCACGGAAAAGACAATATCAGAGCGTGTGAACTATCAGGAATTGCTGAAAAGTGGGAAGGTGTTAGCATGTGGTGACAGGGTTATCTCCTATGCGTTTGTTGAGCAATTCATCTTGAGTCTTGAGAGCCGTTATAACGTACAAATACAGGCGATTGGATATGATAGATGGAACGCATTAAGTACAGCGCAGAAATTGGCTAATGAAGGCTATAACACGGTTCAAATTAAGCAGTATTCAAGCGTCTTGCATTCACCAACAAAGAGGATGAAAGAAGCAATCCTTACGCAGAAATTCAAGTATACAGAAAATAAATTGCTAGAGATAAACTTTCAGAATGCGAAATGTGCATATGATACAAACAAAAATATGTATGTGAGCAAGAAAAAGAGTAACGGAAAAGTTGACATGGTGGTATCACTTATCAATGCAATTTACCTTCTTGAACAGGATTATTTCTTGAATGAAGGTGACTTCACATTCCAGATGATTTAATTGATAAAAACGTGAATTTATGCTAATATATTTGCGTAAAATGTTTCAAAAAGAAAATAATAAAAAAGGGTGGTAACGAGAGTGGCACTATTCAAAAAATTTTTTAAGAATAAAGTAAATCTTAATGATCAAAGCGTTCAGCTTGACGATGTGCTGTTATCGGCATTGCTCAACAATGAAAAAATTACGAGAGAGAAAGCTTTGACTCTTCCTGCCGTATCAGGCGCTGTTGATTTTATCAGTGGTTCGATTGCTGCAATGCCTGTTAAACTGTACAGATATAAGTCTGGCAAGGTTGAGGAAGTTCAAAGAGACAACCGTGTGCGAATGCTGAACGGTGACACAGGAAACACGCTTGACGGGTTCCAGACAAAAAAGGCCATGGTCGAGGATTATTTACTCGGCAAAGGTGGATATTGTTACATCCAGATAGACAGACAGAACAACGTAACAGCACTGAAATATATTCCAGATATAAATGTCACTGTGTGGTCAAATTCCGACCCGATGAATCGCTTCGTACAGTTCTATGTTGGCACGGATAAAATCTATCCGTGGAACATGGTAAAACTCTTGAGAAATACCAAAGACGGAGCAAGCGGAAAGGGATTGACGGAAGAAATTTCAAAAGCACTTGAAACGGCATACAGTACGTTGGTGTATCAGCTTGGACTGGTTCAGACAGGTGGTAATAAAAAAGGATTCTTACAAGCCGAAAGACGTTTAGGACAGGAAGAAATCGACAAGCTGAAAGAAGCATGGAAAAGGTTATATGCCAACAACACCGAGTCCGTCATGGTCTTGAATAACGGCATCAAGTTTCAGGAGTCGTCAAACAGTTCTGTTGAAATGCAGTTGAATGAGTCGAAGAAAACATTACAGGATGAAATCAATGGAGTTTTCCACATTCATAGTGATTTCAATCTGACATTTAAGGAAGCGATATATCCGATTATTAAAGCATTTGAGACAGCGCTAAACAGCACGTTGCTGTTAGAAAAAGAAAAGAAAAACTTCTTCTTTGAATTTGACACGAAAGAAATTGTGAAAGCAAGCATCAAAGAGAGATTCGATGCTTACAAGGTTGCAAAAGATACAGGACTTATGACTATCAATGAGTTGCGTCGTATGGAAAATCTCAATTACATTGAGGGCATGGACGTGATCAATGTTGGACTTGGAGCAGTTCTGTATGATATTGAAACCGGAACGTATTATACTCCAAACACCGGACAGGTGACAGGTGGAGATGAAGAAGAAAAAGCTGATAAAGTTGAAGAGAAGGGGGCAGATGATGAAATACAAGTACCTGAAGAATCTGACGAAAAATAGTGCAGATTTCTATGTATATGGTGATATTGTTGATGAGAACAAGCCAAACTTTTGGACTGGCGAGAAATCAGAAACAGCAGTTGATACAAATGCATTCAAGGCAGAGCTTGAAAGTTTGAATGGTGTTACAGATTTTAATATTTACATCAATTCAGGCGGTGGCTCAGTGTTTGCAAGTTCGGCAATGGTCAGCATGTTAAAGCGATTCAGACAGAACACAGGGGCAACGATTCATGCGTACATTGATGGATTATGTGCAAGTGCCGCTACATACCTTGCCATGGTTGCAGACGATATCAATATTTACAAAAATTCTATGATGATGATTCACAAGCCAGTGACGTTAGCATACGGAAATGCAAACGAGCTACAGCATGACATTGACACACTCAATCAGCTTGAAAATGGATTGATGTTGCCAATGTATGAAGCAAAGGCAAAAGAAGGAATCACGGCAGAAAAGATTGCAGAGTTGGTGAACAACGAAACGTGGTTCAGTGGCAATGCAGATGATGATATGTACATCGGGAAATATTTCAATGTCAACGAACTTGAAACTGTGAAAGATGTACAGGCATGTGCAACAGATTTATTCAGAAATTACAAGCATGTGCCAGATGCACTAAAAAAACCAAAACAGACTAAAAAGCCTGTCGAGGATCGTGCGCTTGATTATTCAGCATACGAGAATATTATTTGTTCATTAAAGAAAGACGGAGGGGCGAAAGAATGAACGTAAAAGCACTTATTGAAAATCGAAATGCAAAAGTCGCTCAGATGGAAAACTTACTTACAACTGCAAAGGCAGAAAACAGATTACCATCTGAAGACGAAAAAAATCAGTTTGCAGACCTTGAAAAAGAGGTCAAGGACATTGATGCGACTATTGCTATGTATGACCAGATGGCCAACATGAGCATGAAGGAAGTTCCTGCACCACATGTTGAAATGACAAATGCAGAAAGAGATCGCAAAACATTCGAGAATGCAATTCGTGGAATTGTAAATACTGACTCACCAACAATGCCAGCAGATGCAAAAACACTTATTCCGACAACTGTTTGGAATAGAATAATTTCTCAGGTTATTGAAATCTCACCTGTATTCTCTATGGCAGACAGATATAACATTACTGGCACTCTGATTCTTCCAAAGTATGATGCACAAAACAGTTCTATCGTGATGCAATATGCAGATGAAGGAACTACAGCAGAGTCTGGAAAGGTTGTTATCACTCAGATTACACTTAGCGGATTCCTTGCACGTTGCCTTGCTAAAATTTCAAAAAGCTTGATTAACAATTCCAACTTTGACATTGTTGGCTTTGTCGAAGCAAAAATGGCACAAGCAATCGCATTGTATTTTGAACATGAGATTTTGTTCGGAACTGTAGGCAAGGTTGAAGGTCTAACTGGCATTGCATCAGATATGACTGTTACAACTGCCACAGCCACAAAGATTACATCAGACGAGTTGATGGATTTACAAGACAAAGTAATCGACAATTATCAGGGTAATTCTATTTGGATTATGAACCGTGAAACTCGAAATGCAATCAGAAAGTTGAAGGATAATGACGGCGATTATTTGTTGAACCGTGACTTTACAGCAAAATGGGGATATACACTTCTAGGTAAGGATGTTTATTGCTCTGATGCGATGAACAAGATGCTTGCAGGAAAAACAGCCATTTATTACGGTGACTTATCTGGTTTAGCTGTGAAAGTTTCAGAAGAAGCTAACATGCAAGTGTTGCAAGAAAGATATGCTGAAGAACATCTACTTGGAATTCTAGCTTTCGTTGAGTGGGATGCAAAGGTTGCAGACACACAAAAACTTGCAAAGCTTGTGATGGCAGCAGGTAAATAAGAAGGGGTGAAACAATATGGAAGTAAGCAAAGTCAGTGATATTACAGTGGATAGCGTTGCAGATTATCTAAGACTGGACGAAGTAACAGAAAGTGAAAAGAATACATTGACCACGCTTATTTCTATTGCAACCTCATTTATCAAAAGTTATACAGGACTTGACGATGATGGCGTTGATAAATATCATGAATTTGTGATTGTGGTGCTTATCTTGTGTCAGGACATGTGGGACAACCGCACGATGTATGTTGACAGCAAGGATTTGAACAATACTGTTCAGAGCATTCTTGCGATGCATAGCATCAATCTGTTGTGAGGTGTGAACCATGTTAAACGCAGGGAAGTATTCAAAACGTATCACGATTTATAAAACTGTAATTGTGACAGACGAGGATGGCTTTCAGACAGAACAGAAGCAGGTGATTCTTACACCATATGCATATGTTAGAACGACAAAAGGATTTACACTGATTGCGAATAATTCTGATTTTGAAAAAGCATACACAAACTTTACGATTCGGTATCCGAAAACAGAAATCACAAGGGATATGCTGATTGAGTTTCACGGCAAAACATATACAATTGAGTATCTTAACAACGTGGACGAAAACAGTGTAGAATTAGAGATTCAGGCGAAGGAAGTGACTCATTGATGGCAAAGATTATTGTTGATATTGACGATAGCGTATTGAAGGATATATCTTACATCGATAAACAGTTTGATCATATCTTTGGTGGCATGACCAAAGCAGGGGCAGAGGTCGTGTACAAGAACGTTATTTCGGCACTTCCAGGGTCGCTGAGAAGTTCAGGTTTCGCAAAAAACGTGAAGCTGTCACGCGTGTATAAAACACCGTCAGATGATGGTATCAACACAAAAGTTATGATCACTGGATATTTCATCAACAAAGATGGAAGAAAGACTCCTGCGCCACTTGTTGCTAACATGTTCGAATATGGTAGCTCAAAAAAGCAATATCCAAAGCATCCTTTTTTCCGAAAGTCTTTCAAAAAATCACAAATCATGAAGGCAATGGAAGAAGAACAGAAGAAGTTAAGCGGGGGGCTTTTGGATGAATAACCTCATCGAAAAAACATTGAGTGGCTTCACGGTAAACGGAAAAAAAATTCCAGTCAAGTTCTTACGATACAATGGAAGTTCGGAAACGTACATCACTTACATGATGACAGATGCGGACAGCGTGTTACATGGTGATGATGAATTGCTGAACTACGTTGAATATTATGATTTTGATATTTACACAAAAGGCAATTACAGGCCGATTATTAAGGACCTAAAGGGATTGCTTACGAGTGTTGGGTTTATGTGGGAACCTGACAGAACGTCCTCAGATATGTATGAGGATGATACAAAGTATTACCACAAGACATTATGTTTCTCAATCGAAAGGAGCGAAAATGGCTAAAATTGGATTAAATAACTTCCGATATTCAAAACTTACAGAAGCGCAAAATGGAAAAGCTACTTATGATGGTGCGAAAAAGCCAGCCAAGGCTATTTCATGCAAAGTGGATATCAGCAACAATGATGCGTCTTTGTATGCCGATGATGCATTGGCTGAGAGTGATACTTCATTTCAGAAGGGTTCTGTTACAGCAGGAATCGACAATGATGATGTGCAGACCATGGCAGACCTTCTGGGGCATACGGTTTCAGAAGAAAGTTCAGAGCTTGTCAGAAATGCAAATGATGTTGCACCATATGTAGGTTTCGGAAGAATCGTCACAAAGATGGTGAATGGAGCTTACAAGTACACGGTAGAATTCTTATGCAAGGTTAAATTCTCAGAACCTTCTCAAGATGATTCTACAAAAGGTGAAAGCGTATCATTCAGCACAACTGAACTTAACGGAGTGGTGGCGACATTGGCAGATGGCACATGGTCAAAGTCAAAGACGTTTGATACAAAGACTGAAGCTGTCACATATCTTGAAGGACTGATGGCAAAGACTTCAGTTTAAAAGAATATTAAAGACAGGGTTCGTCCCTGTCTTATTTTTATAGGAGGCAAACATGAAGGAAATCTCAAAAGAATTTGAATACAAAGGGAAGACATACAAGCTAGCTTTCAATCTTAATGTGATGGAAGTTATTCAGGAAAAATACGGCACACTAGAGAACTGGGGAAAGCTTACAGATGGCACAGAAAATGATGGTGAGCCAAACGCAAAGGCTGTTATCTTTGGAATCACGGCAATGTTGAATGAAGGAATTGACATCGAGAACGAGGAAAACGGCACAAAAGAAAAGATGCTTACACGAAAGCAGGTCGGAAGAATGATCACGGAAATTGGCTTGCAATCATCTGCACAGCTGATGAATAGCGTTGTCGTTGACAGCACGCAGAGTTCTGAAAAAAACGCATAATACCCGATGAGGTGGATGAACCAGAGCCAATAGACTTTACATGGTTCTACTTTATCGGGCGTAACAAACTTGGCTTTACATTTCATGAAGTTGGAAGATTGACACTGACAACTTTCAATCTGCTCTATAAGCATTACAAAAACGATTTTGACTTTGAATTGATGCTTGAAAAAACAGGAACAACATATGCAAAAGCATATGAGAAATCACAACATGAAGACGACTGGTTTTAAGGGGGTGAGTGCATGGCATTAGGTGGAACAATCAAGCTACAAGGCGAGAGCGAATATAGACGAGCATTGAAACAGATTACACAGAACTTGCGAGAAGTTTCTTCTGAAATGAAGATTGTCACAAGTACATACGACAAGAACGACACAAGCACTGATGCATTGACAGCCAAGAGTGACGTGCTGAACAAGCGACTTGAAGAGCAGAAATCAAAGCTGAAGTTAGTGTCTGACCAGTACAAGCAGTATCAGGATGCTGTTAAAAAGTCAGCTGATGAACATACACAATTAGGTGAAAAGTTAGAAAATGCAAAGGGAAAGCTCGCAAGCATTGAAGCGCAGTCTGGAAAAAATACCAAAGAATACGAAGAACAGAAAAGGGTAGTTGATGAACTTCAAAAGCAGTATGACGAAAGTACAACGGCTCAGGACAAAAACAAGAAATCACTATCACAGCTTGCGGTGCAGATGAACAATGCAAAAGCTGACGTTATCAAGACAACAAAAGAGATTGACAATCTTGGCAAAGAATCTGATGATAGTGCAAAACAGGTTGATGATCTGTCAAAAAAGATGGGTGATGCTGATGGTGCATCAAAAAACCTTAACGATGGTTTTACAGTACTCAAAGGCACAATGGCAAATCTGGCATCACAGGCAATCAGCAAGGTTGTTGATGGATTTAAAGGACTTGTAAATGGTGCGGTTGACTATCAGAAGTCCATGGAGTATTACACGACATCATTTACGGTCATGACAGGTTCAGCAGACAAGGCAAGCGAGACGGTCAAGAAACTTTCTGATATTGGAGCAACAACGCCATTTGATATGCCACAGTTGGCAGATGCAACATCATTGCTGATGAACTTTGGTTTTAATGCTGATGATGCTGTCAATAGTATGATGATGCTTGGCGATATCTCGCAGGGAAATGCTGACAAGCTGGACAGCATTTCGAGAGCATATGGTAAAATGAGCTCAGCGCAGAAAGTATCGCTTGAAGACATAAACATGATGATTGATGCAGGATTCAACCCGTTACAGGAAATCTCAGAACATACTGGCGAAAGTATGCAAAGCCTTTATGACAGAATATCAAAAGGTAAAATGTCAGTTGACGAGATCACGGATTCTATGAAGCGATCAACGTCTGAAGGTGGCAAATACTTTAAGTCAATGGATGCACAGTCTCAGACTTTGGACGGTAGACTTTCTACACTGAGTGATACAATCAATTCAAAACTTGGCGAAGCATTACAGCCCATTTTACAAAAGGCCGCTGACGAGTGGATCCCAAACATTACAAATGCAATTGATAATATGGATATTGATTCTGTCGTTTCTGTTATTGATGATATTATTTCATGTGTTGGTGATTTATTCGGATTCATTATGGACAATGGCGATACGATTATTTCTCTCGTTGCAGGAATCGGAACGGCAATGTTGACGTGGAAGGTTGCAAGCATGATTAACGGCGTAGTTGAAGCAGTTAAAGCATTTCAGGTTGCTAATGAGGGTGCATCTGTTGCACAGGCATTGCTTAATGGTGTGATGAATGCCAACCCAATTATGTTGGTTGCTACGTTGCTTGCAGGACTAATAGCAACAATCGTCACATTATGGAATACCAACGAAGGATTCCGTAATGCCGTTATAAACGTGTGGAATGCATTCAAGGACACTGTCGGAAATGTAATTACATCGGTTGGTGGATTCATAGACAACCTTATATCGTGGTTTCAGGCCCTTCCTGGACGTATTGGTGCATTCCTTAGTAATGTTATAAGCAACGTACAGAATTGGGCTTCTAACATGGTTTCTAGGGCTTCCGCAGCAGGTTCTAACTTTGTCAATGGCGTTGTGTCATTTATCAGTGGACTTCCGTCTGCTGTATGGAATTGGCTGTCAAGTGCATTGACTAACGCATGGAACTTTGCGGGACAGTTGGCACAAGCAGGAGCAAATGCCGCTAGTGGGCTTGTAAATAACATTATCGGCACAATCAGTGGACTTCCGGGTCAGCTGTATAACTGGGGTGTCGATATGATTAGTGGTATTGCAAACGGCATCAGAAGTGCGATTCATAAAGTCACAAGTGCAGTCAGCGACGTTGCAGGAAAAATCAAGTCGTTCCTTCATTTCTCAAGACCTGACGAAGGGCCATTGGCTGAATACGAGAGCTGGATGCCTGACATGGTGGAAGGTTTGAGCGATTCCTTGAGAAAGGCAAGCCCAGAGTTGATAAATCAGACTGAAGCATTGGCGAGTGGAATGTCTGACGCATTCAATGTGAACGGTGGTATTTCGACAGGCGGTGGAAACTATAGAAACATGGTTGATGCCTTCAAGGATGCTTTGTCACAGGTCAAAATCGAGATGGATGACGAAGAAATGGGACATTTCGTGGATAAAACTGTTACAAAACTGATATACAATTAAGGGGTGAAGGAATGCGAAACTATGTAGTTCAAAATGGGCTTGACAGCCGATATATAAACGGATTGCTGATTCAGGAATTGCCGTCAATTAGTAAGCCTTTGATGCGTACAAGCATTGAACAGATAGATGGTCGTGATGGTGATATTATTACAAGACTAGGATATTCAGCATATGACAAAAAAATGAAAATCGGTCTGTTTGGTGATTATGATATTGATGATATTATTACGTTTTTCAATTCGAGCGGAACAGTCACGTTTTCAAACGAGCAAGAAAGATATTACAAATATGACATTCTTGATGCTGTCGATTATGAACGCCTTATGAGGTTCAGAACGGCTGAGATCACGTATCATGTACAACCGTTTAAATACAGTACAATCGAAAAAATGAAGGTGTTTGACAATCCGACAAGTGCTATTACCGTAAGAAATAACGGCAATTATGTTTCCAAACCGATTATTCACATCAAGGGGTCAGGAACAATCAATCTGTCGTTGAATGGTGTGCAGTTGTTCCGTATTGATTTAAGTACATCATCCGCTATCACTATAGACACAGAAAGGCTCGAAGCGTACAATGATGATGTATTAATGAACAGATACGTTGTCGGAAATTACGACAAATTTATGCTGAAAGTTGGACCTAATTCCGTATCATGGGATGGACAGCTTACATATATTGCATTTGAAAATCTGTCGAGGTGGATATGATGGAAAAGACGAATCTTGAAATGATAAAAGGCGACACACTGTCATTTGCGGTTGAGATTGAGTTCGATGACAAACCGCAGGAGCTTGAAAAGGCGCTCTTTACGTGTAAAAAGAATCTTGATGATGGCGATATCGTATTTCAGAAAACACTTGAAGATGGCATCTCATTCAGGAAGCAGGAGCGCAACAAGATGTATTACGTGGTGCGAATTGCGCCTGAAGATACAAAGGATATTGAAACAGGACATTATTTTTACGATATGCAAATTGAGATCAATGGCGATGTATTTACTATCCTAACAGGTGCATTGAAAGTACGATATGGAATCACGGACTAGGGGGGTGCATAAAATGGGCGAATACTTTACAAAACCTGTATGTAAGGTCTTCATGCTGAAAGGCGAAAAAGGCCAGAAAGGCGATAAAGGGCCGAAAGGCGAAAATGGTCTGAATGGTAAAGATGGCCTGAATGGTGAAAAAGGGGAAGGCATTCCAACAGGTGGTACAACAGGACAGTTTTTAAAAAAGAAAAGTAACACTGATTACGAATACGAGTGGGCTGATATTGCCCCAACCTCATCTATTTCAAATAATGAAATTGATACTATCGTGAAAGAGTAGGTGATAACATGGAACACATTACAATGCCGAGAGGTGACTTGCGAAATATTCATTTTACCGTTCACGATGCAAACGATGCAGAGGTAAGCAAAGGATTTACTCAAATTACGTTTACGGTAAAAGAAAATACATCGGCGAGAAGAATTATCATCCAGAAAAAACTGACTGATGGAACGATAACTAAAGATGGAAACGTTTATTCATTCTCAATTAGGCCGGAAGATACAGACTACATTGATTTTGGTACTTATTATTATGACATTGAGCTTATCAGAGGTGACCAGATACATCAAACGTTTGTAGGAAAGTTGATTATTACGGAAGAAGTCACATTCGCATGTGATACCGAAAAAGGAGTGTAAAGCATGGATGAATACAAGATTATCATGCTTGCGGACGATGATTGTTTAACCGTAAAATTGGATAGCGTTTCAGTTATCGGGACAGACGATTATAACGGGTTAACAAATATTCCTAAAATCAACAATGTTGATGTGAAAGGAAACAAAACGCTTGCAGATTATGATATTGAGAGCGCAAGCGAAGCAAAAAAAGAACATGAAAATCTGAACAGAGAAATAAACATACATGTAAGCAATGCAGATATACACGTATCACGTACAGATAGGTTGAAGTGGGACAGCGGTACGACGTATACTGTTAGCGAAGGAAATCTGATTATAGGAGGAAAATAACAATGACAGCAATTTCAGAAATCACATTACCTAGCGGAGTAACTTACGACATCAAAGATGCAACAGCAAGACATGACATTAGCATTCTTAAGGGCTCTGCAACAGGTGCTATGCATTACGCAGGAGTTACAACAACGGCACTTGCGAATGGTTCTAGCACATCACCAATTAAAATCAATAATGCAGATTATACGCCATCAAACGGTGACGTTGTAATTTACGGACAGCTTGAATTTGTATGGTCTACATCAGATAGTAAATGGCACGAGTTTGGTAGCACAGGCAGCCTTAAGGCACTGGCATTCAAGGATTCTGCGAGTGCATCATATACACCGACAGGTTCAGTTTCCGCACCGACTGTTTCGGTTGCTGTAAATACAGCGAGTGTTACGCCTATCAGTGGTGTAGGCACATTGCCAAGTTTCACTGCATCGGTTGCAAATGAGGTTCTAACGCTTGGATTTTCAGCAGGTTCTTTGCCAACAACAGGAGCAGCGGTAACGGTGGCCACAGGCATTAAGTCTGCTAGTGCATCCGCACCAGCGTTTACAGGCACAAGCGCAACGATAACATCAAAATAAAGGAGGTGCTTGAATGGCTGACGTATCAAGTATCAAACTACCAAACGGGACAACATACACGGTAAAGGATTCCGCAGCCAGATACCATATAGGAAATGGGAGCAATCCACATGGGGTCACAAAAGCACAAGTAGGTCTAGGCAACGTTGCAAACTATAATCAGTCAAAGGCAATAAAAAGCATTACAAGATCAGGAACGACATTTACGGCAACGGCACTAGACGGAACAACATTTACGTTCACTCAACAGGATAACAATACGACATATGGAGTTGCGACACAGAAGGAAAATGGATTGATGTCGGCAACAGATAAAACTAAATTGGATAATCTGATTGCAACAAGTGTCTCGGCAATTACCAATTCAGAAATCGACTCGATAGTCGCTAGCTAAGGAGGATACATGGCTGAATATTTAGATAAAACAGGACTTAAATATTTTTGGGGAAAGATTAAAGCTAAAATGCCTGGGCCACTTCAGGCTTACCCAGTTGGAAGTGTCTACATAAGCATTAGCTCTAACTTTAATCCGAATGCATCATTCGGCGGTACATGGGAAAGATTTGGACAAGGCCGAACTTTAATCGGCGAAGGTACTGGAAACGATGGAAGTACAAGTATGACATTTACCGCTAACTCTACAGGTGGTGAGTATAAGCATAAATTGACTGTTGATGAGATGCCTAGTCACGATCACTATATTAGCGGTTATTCAAGCGCTTTTGGCACATCGTATTATTACAACCTAGTTGGCGGCGTAAATAATTATGGTAGTAAGTCGACAGGCAAAAATGGTGAAGATGCATCACACAACAACATCCAACCTTATATCACTGTATATTTTTGGAAGCGCAAAGCATAAGGAGGAAGCAATATGGAAAAATTAGTCTTAAAGAACGGTACAGAACTGTCACTAAAAGAATTCAACACAGAGAATGACGAAATCTCAGTAACCCTATTAGATACAGGTTACCAGAAAGCAATTGAAATTCTAAAAGTAGAGCAGATCGCAGAAATCAAAATTTTGAACGAACTTGGAGAGGTAGTTCTGACAGCGAAAGGATACAGCCTAGGTAACAGAATCTCTGTAAACACCAAGGAGAACACAACTACAGTAACTTTCGAGGTTAAGGAAACAAGAGAAGCTGTTGTAGACGCAACAAAGGCAATTCAGATACTTCAGAATACATCTGAGCAGAACACTGCTGACATCACAGCAATCAATGAAGCCATCGCTTCACTTGCAGAAATCGTAGGAGGAACAGAAGAATGATTAAATGGTATTTACGACAGATTCAGATGGGAAGAATGACTCTTGATGAAGTGCCTAAGAGATGGCATGATGCTGTAGAAAAAGCGTTGTCCAAGTTGTAGAAAAAAAACAGGCGCAATGAGCGCCTTTTTTTGTATAATTTAAGCGAGGTAAAATTATGATAAAACTATTTGGAACAACAGACACAGACTTTTCAAGCAACGGCGATGCAGTCATTCAGCCATTCAAAGCAAAAGTTCACAAGGAAGATAACGGCAAATTTTATTTGAATGTTGAAGCGGACATTTCTTATGTTGACATTCTGACAGAAAATAGAATTATCGTTGCAGATACTCCACAAGGTGCACAGGCTTTCCGCATTAAGAATCCAGAAAAGACAAAAAGCAAAATCACAATCAAAGCACAACATATCTCATATGATGCAGAAAACTATGTGATCGCAGACAGTTACGTCGTTGATAAAAATTGCAACGATGCGATGGACCATTTGAACAGCGCTACAGACAATCCTAGCCCATTTCAGACGTATTCTGATATTGCCACGGTTGATTCATACAGATGTGTTAGAACATCACTGTATGACGCTTTCAGTAAGGTTCTAGAGCGTTGGGGTGGTCACTTTGTACGTGACAATTACAGGTTTGCAATCATGAGCACTATCGGGCGTGATAACGGTGTGACTGTGCGGTACAAAAAGAATCTGAAGGAAATGACATGTACAACAAACTGGGATAATGTTGTTACAAAACTTATGCCAGTTGGAAAAGATGGATTGATGTTGGATGAGGTATATCTTTACAGCAAGAAACAGTATGATATTCCTTTTACAAAAGTTGTATCTTTCAACCAAAATATTGACCAAGACCTATACAAGGATGCGAAAGGGCATCTTGATGAGGCTGCATATAATAACGCACTTATTGAGAATTTGAGACAGCAGGGACAGGCATACAGA